CATTTTGCGAAAATAAAACCTCAGGCGAATCTGGAGAAGTCTTCTTCATCCAGTGAATTCCTTTCTCAATAGAACTCTTCGCTAAAGGTGCTCGAATTCGCTCTAAATCAGAACAAAATCGAAATTTCCGTTTTAAGAAATCACTGTTTTCAATATCCGAAAAATCAGTAATTTCAGCATCTTTATCTGCCATCGTAATACTTAAGCCACATTCGGCTCCAACTTTCACAATGTTAACTCCATTGAACTTTTCATACTTCTTTGGAACACCATTAATGTTGTCATCACCATAAGTCATGGTTTTGATAGCATCACGATACATGACTTTACCTCGAAGTTCGGGATAAAGCCGAAAGAAAAAGATACGAAGATAGAGAGAATTGACAATACCATTTAATTCTGTTGTAACAGGATTCCCCGAAGGATCACTATTAGCCAACTGAATGATAGTGCCAAAATAATGTAAGTTTGGATAAGTAATATCAGTAAGAACACCTCGAGCAATCTTGAGTTGTTCCTCATCACATCCAAGTTCTTTCATTATTTCTATCATAATACCAGCAGCAGTAGTAGACGCTTGCGCAGAGATAGTCTGATCAAAAGCAGAATAATCTAATGCTACAATACGCTTCCCTTCTTCAACCTTAATGTGATTATAAAGTTCTTCACATTCAACACTATCCATGTTGATGCCCTTAGCAGATTCAAACAAGAACCTGTTTTTAGACATAAGTCGAATAATAGGAGCCAAATGTTGTCGACACAAAAGCAAGAAAGGGAAATTACACCCCATAAAAACTCTAGCTTTCAACTTAGTGACAGACAATAATTCATTAACCTTAACCGAACACTTAAATAAAGCTCGGCAAGTCATACCAGCAAGATAACGACCTTTCATTTCTTGCATTTCTTCAACAATACTTACTCCATTGTTCTCGATAAGTTGTCGAGGTGCCAACGGAATATCAGGATCTAAAGGATCCCGTTCCAAAAAACTTTTCTTCTTTCCTTTGAAGAGAAAAC